CGAGACATACGACTTACGTACTTCTATTATTATATTATACACTAAATTTTTATATTAAGCAAATTTTATGTACTATATTTAGTTAAATTAAAAGTAGGATCTAAAAATTTAGGATCTTGTACTTTCATTATTACTTGATCATCATACAATAAAATCATCTTAACATTTTTATATTGTATCTTTTGACCAGCATGTTTAGCATAACAAACATAATCTCCTAATTGACACCAAGGTCCTTTAGGAAATTTTTCTTTATCAGCATAAGCAAGTTCACCTATTTTTAAAACCTTACCTATAGTTGTTAAATAAGACATATCGTCTTTGGTTGAATTAGGTAGTAATATACCACCTTTAGTTTTTTCTTTTATTGATACAGGTCTTACGAGTACATGAAAACCTGGAAGTTCAGGTAAGACATCTGGAGTAGATTCTTCTTCTTCATCTGTAATCCACATGTCATTCTTAATTGAATTACCTAAATGTACCTGTTGCATTAGTCATCCTCTTCTTCGTATAATCTTTTTTTAACGATCTCTGTTAGTTTATTTCTGGACCATTCAATTCCATAAATATTACCAACAAGTTGACGATAATGGGCAAAGTTATCTGCTTGCCCATCACTTACATTATTTCTTAGTTTAGTGAGTTCGTTATTATATTCACTAACGACCTCATCCCAAATATCCATGTATTAGATTTCTGCACAAGCGTAGCAGTTAATTTCTAATCCAACAGATACTTCTTTAATAATTGGTGATTTCCACATATTATCTTTTCCCTTTAGTTGGTGAAGGATACTTCCAAGAAGAATCTTCACGTTGATTTAACACACCTTTTTTAGGTCTACTACCATAGTCACTTTGTGACATTTTAGTAAAGTCACCATACATACCACCATCTCCATTTGGAACATGAGTTGGGTATCCATTAGTCACACCTTTTTTAACAGGATATGCTTTATTCCCTATTGGCATTACTTTCTCCTTTCATTTCTTCTTTAATTAAATCTGAGATAACATCAATAAGTTTAAAACTTCTATCTTTGGCATCCAGATTTTCCATTTGAGTAACTTTTTCTAAAGCACTCATACGAATTTTTTCCATATCTATTTCAGCTCGTTGATCTGCAATAGCAGTTTTTGTTAAAGCATCAATAGCTTTCATAGTCTGTTTACTTGCTCTATCAAGATCTGCTTTTTCTTTTTTCATTATAGCATCTTGACCAGCTTTACCAGATTCTACTAATAATTTAGCTTCCTCTAATTCTAATTTCTGTGCATCTAATGCAGAGTCTGCAGAATATTTTGCAGATGTTGCTTGTAATTTTTGTTTTTCTAATTCTACTTTAGCTTGTTCTAATGCAACCATTTGTTGTTCAGGCGATTGTATTTGACCTGCAGCCATATTAGCATTTAATACTTGTTGTGCTGCAGTAGCCATAGCCATCTCTGCAACTTTAGGATTCTGTTGTTGATCTGGTGGTAATTGTTGCATTGCCATTCTTGCCATACCATTCATTTGTTCTTGGTATTTCATTACAGAATGTTCTTGTATATTTGCTTCAAGTATTGGTTTTAATCTTGACATAATAGGATTAGCACCATTCTGTGGATCTTGTAAATAAGACATCTTTGTTTGTATATGAGCATCATGATTTTGTCCAGCAAACGCTGCAATAGGTATACCTTTTGTAGCAGCAACAATATCAGATACAGGATCTAATTGTTGTGGTTCTTGTTTAGGAGGAAGTATTTCTTCCATATTAGGCATATTGGCAGAATTTAATATTGTTCTATTTAATGCTTCAAGATTAAACATACCAGGAGGTGATTGCTGTGCCATTTGTAATGCCATTTGTGCAATCATCATCCTATGTGCATTTGATGGAATATTAGGATCTGATACTGGTATCACATCTACTCTACCATCAAAGTCTTGTTTTAATACACTTTTCTCAGCAAATGGTACTTCATATGGATACTCTGAAGGTAGATAATCATAGTTTATCTGTGCAAGTATTTTAAATTCATCTCTTTGAGATTTGTGTAATCTCTTATGAATAGCAGAGAAGAACTTGCTAGACGCTTCTAGTAATGCCATTGTTGTACCCACAGGTCCATAAGATGCTGCATCAGAAACAATTTGTTCTGTAGAGTCAGCAAACTTTTGACCTGTTTGAGTTATGAATTGAAGCATATTATATAGGGTAGAGGAAGGCTCTTTATAGGGGAGAGAGACAATAGCCTTGTTAAGATCTTGCCCTGTGGCTTCAACTTCTTTAAACTCACCTGGTGATATAGGATCATTGTCTCCAACAATTCTAACACCTTTTGCTTTGAATCCTCCTGGTAAGTTTGCGAATTGACCTGCATCCAC